GCGTTAGAAGGGTATGCTTATGCAGCAACAAGTAATAGAGTGTTTCAAATAGCAGAGAACACAGGACTATTGAAATATAAGTTGTTTCAGAATAGTATTCCTGTCACCATAGTTCCACCAACAGAAATAAAGAAATTTGCAACAGGTAAAGGAAATGCCGATAAGAATTCTGTTTATGCATTCTTTGAAGTAGAGACACATGCAGGACTAGTAAGTTTGTTTTATCCAGCAATAAAAGCACCAAAAGAAATAAAGAGTCCGATATCAGATATCGCAGACTCTTATTTCATATGCAAGTATTTATTTAATCAGTTGAAGCAATCAGACTGATTACTTCTTCTTACGCAACTTCATTGCTGCGCTAACTGCTTTACGACGACTCTTGATGTACTTATCTGATTTATCAGAATCTCCATCGTTATCTACATCATCGTCCTCTTTGCCTACTGGATCAAGTTTCTTCTTCTTTCCTTCTGCGATTTCTTCTTGATCACAATCAGAGCAGTCTGATTCTTTTAGTTTATCTTCAACCAAGAACATCATGTTCTCTGTGTCTTCATTTTCAATAATAACGATACCACTCAAATCCAATGCTTCTTGAATTTCTTGTGGTAATGATCCATTAATAGCGAGTGAGTATCCTTCGCGTGTCAATCTGAAGTGTGGGTTTCCGACCATTGTGCCGCGGCGTTTAATATGTGTCATAAGTCTTCCTTTGTTCTTTCCTACTATTGGTTGATCTGGTGGCAGGCCTGCAATGTCTGCGGTTCCTGTACTCATGAGTTCTTCTGTGAAATTAATGATATAATTTGATATTTTCTTTTTAAAGTCTGTATCATTATTTAGGGAGGTTAATCGTTTCATCATACCAGCAACAGAAATTTCGTCAAGTTGATTATTCAGTTCTGTTTTGATATCTTCAAACACATTAAAATCGTGTCTATTTGCCAACGATCTTGCTCGTTGGTATAAGATTGGATCACCAACAATCTTTAATAATGTCTGCTTGAGGGAAGTAATAAGTATGTTGCGGATATTAATCGCATTCGCTCTTTGATCCGAATGCTTAAGATTAAAAAGAAACTGATTGGCATATGCAGGAGGAGTTCCTGTCAAAATCATAAGATAATATATCCTAAGAACATCCCCCTTCAAGAGAGATGATCCTAAGTCAGTTAAATCCGTAGATGGTGGCGTCTTTGGTTTCATATTACTATTTATTGTTGTTCCATAGTCGCCGCATAATCAGAATAGATCTTATGATCTCTGTTCAATCTGGTTATAACCCCACGGCCAGTGCTAGAATCTGTATATTCATCCCTGTTGAGGAATTCATTGGAAGCAGCGATATAGTTACCAGCATTGAAATGCTTACGGAATGTAGGAGAATCTCCGATATGTCCACGATATGTTCCACTCACCAGTGCTGCCTGAACCTGTGGTGGATGGGTATGGAGGTTTGGAATGAGTTTAATGGTTCTTTGCAGATGATGTTCATAGTCTGCATCAAATAGGCTTGTTACTTGTTCTTGCGTCAGAGAACCACCACCAGACGCATGACGGTGTAACTTCGCTCCCTGTTCTCCGAACGCTCTACCGAATGTTGCCTTTGATCCAGACGCTTCGAGATTGTGGCCTATACCAACCGTAAGGATACCTCTAGTATCATTATATGGTTTTAGTCTCATTCCTTCGTCTTGAATTACCATTGCCTTAATAGCATCATGGTGGTATTTTGGTTGAGTGTTGTCTGCTTGATTTACTGTCTTTGGTGTTGTCTTGGGGACGGTGTTCGTTGTCTCTGCTGGTTCCACCTGTGCTTGAGGAGCATCGGTAGCTCGCTGTGCGTTATTGTGCATAGCTCCACCAAATCCTATTGCTCCGCCAACTGCAAATGCTCCAACTAGCGTTTTACCAAATCCTTCGTTTGTTTGCTCTGGAGTTTCATTAACATATTGACGGAATGATTTCATATTTTTCTCAGTTTATTTGCAATTCGGATATCAACAGGTATCATTAATAAATCAACTTCTGGTATTGTTTCTGGTAGATTGTTGAGATATACAATAAATGTTTTCAAAAACGGATGTAAATCTGGTTCAATCTTTACGAATAATAATCTAGAAGCACTGGTGATACCGAATACATTATAAAAGATTATCAAATGGTTTAATATTAATTGTTCTCTTAAAATTCCATGTGTCTTATACTTTCGAAATAATCTCTTCAGATACTTGATGCGATTCAAGTCCTCATGAAATTCCTCAATACCAGAGCATTGAGGATTTTCGTAATTCTTCATTGCGAAGAGGATATAATTGTCGTCGTGTATAAGATTAAATTCCATTGTATAACATCATATAAAGACACACACCTACTATGTTTACTTGACTGGCAGTGTTACTGGAGCAGAAACAGATGGTTGTCCTACAGGAGATGAAGTGGCAGGAACAATCTTTGCAGATAGTATATCAAAGTCACTGGTAAAGACGATATCCATTTTTGCGCCTGGGCCATATGGATTGTCTAACTTTTGTGCTTGATCGTCAATTCCTGTGATTCCACCAAATCGTTTGAGTGGTAGCGTTTGATTGAACGGGCCTGTTTCTGACATATTCTTAGGAATATCAATATCGTAGCTAAGTAGATTCAACTTGAGACGAAGCTGTTGCATTGATTGTTTTCTGCTGGTTCCAAGCGCACCAGACGATAATATTGTGCTGATGTAGTTGTTTAATCTCTTGAGTTCGATTGGATCTTCAACCTTTGAGATGTTATAACTTCCATCAACTAGACGATTAGAGTCTGATGGATCGAATGAGTAATTTTCTTTCATTTGTTTCATTTTTATTTCTCTTTGTTTTTGATAGCTTTTTCCAGAAGTAAATCCACTTTGAGCAGCAGCATTAAGTACAGGATATGTAGAGGGATTATTAGTTATTATAGGCCCTGTTACTGCTTGGTCTTGTGTGGGGGTCCATTGTGCCGCAACCTTCTTCAAACTTTGAATTTTGTCTCGGGTAAATTGTGCTGCAATTCCTTCCGATGATGGCATATCTCTATTTGAAACAGCAATACCATTGGGCGTTACTTGGGGAGGAATCCTACCAATACTCGGTGTTGGTGATGCTTCAAGCTTTGCTACGCGCTTTCCTTGTCTTCTACCAAACTCCTTTGCTATTTGCGCTTTATGGGCATCAGGAATCTCCTTACTCCCCATTAATCGTCTATATCTCATAAGTCCGGTTTCAGTGACAAGTTGTAATAATTTTTTGAAATTCATTTTAGTTCCTTTACCTATTTATTTATTATTATTTCTAGAACGGTTAAAATACCGAGAAACGACACGGAGATTATCAGAACTATTATCATTGGCATTACCATTCTTATGATCCAATTCTACTGATTCGTCTCCCTTCTTTGTTCGTCCCGAAGCATTAGACTTGCGTCTTGCAACTGTTCGTTTATCTTTCTTTTTACGGTTTGATAGTTGCTTTGCAGATGGTCGTGACTTACCCCAACCATACATTCGATGATCTCGTCGTTTGCGGGTGGGATCGTCTTCCTCTATTAGCATAAGAACAAACTCATCAAATCCAAATGATTCGGCTGCAACCACTTCCTTTGATTTCTTTGGTTTTTGCTGGGACTTCAGTTGTTCAATATTGATCTTTGTTCTATTGATACTATGTCTTACCATACTCGCGATTTGTTTAGAGGTATTGGGATCGGTTCCATCGGGCATCATGCTATGGAAAGAATCATGATCTCCAGATAAGGCGTGTTCTCGCACCTTTGTGCCGCTTATTCCTTCTACGCCTTCTGCATCTGGATCTCTATCTCCAGATTTAAGAAAGGACACACTCTTAATGTTAGGAAAATCCTCATGACCAACATATTTTGTCATAGCATCTGATATTGATCGGTTTTCTTCCGAACCGACGAATACCACATGGTTCACACCATCGTCTGATAGATCCTTAAGAACATGTAATGCATGTTTTACTTCTGGTTTATTTACAATATTATGTGTAGGAAACAGTTTCTTAAGAATTTCATGCTTCTCGTCTGGATACAGGGGATTTTGTGTTGCTCGTTCTGATTTCTTTGCAAAACTATCTTTATTGGTAGGATTTGTTAAGACAGAAGGATCGGTTCTGCTGAAGTAGATTCTGTGTTCTGCTCCAATCTTTTCTGCATGGTTCTTGACTGTATCAAAAACCAACTGATGTCCCTTTGTTGGTGGTTGAAATCTACCAAAGGTACAAACCACGGTCTTGCCGTGTGTGGTGGTTTCTTCTTGTAAATCAAAAAATGATTTCATCATTCTTCCTTTAGTGTTTTCTGCCCCTGTTCTGTTTCAACTGCCACTTCAACGATGGTTTTTTTCTTACCACTCGCTTTTTTCTTTTTAACTTCTTCGACTCTAATTCCTTCCGTAACAACTTCCGCGACTCTCGGTTTTTCTGCTTCAACTCTTGGTTGTTCAGGTTTGACTCTTCCACTTACAGGAATCTCTGGTTGTTTTGGTTCTTCATGTGTTTCTTCCTTTTTATTTATTTTTAATAAACTATTCGCATTCATTAACATTCGGCGGATGAATACAGTATTCACATGATATACTTTGCCATCTTTTTGAGTATCTACCCAGTTTTGACGACCATTAATTCTTTTCAATTCTCCACCGTAAACTTTTATAAATTTCTTTACCAATTGATTCAATTCTACACTCATTTTTTAAATCTTTCTTTATTTTGAAAATTCGCTACTGTAAATGTAGTAGGAACTAATTTCACTTGTCCTGCGTCTGGTAGTTCTGATACAAATCCCTCTCCACTAGAATGTCCATCGTGTGGAGTCATAGGAAGATCTGGGAGTTTGTGGATAACATCGACTATCTTACTTCTAGCAGCATCAATATGACTGTGTGCAGTCATGAGTTTTTGGATATGATCCTTGTTCCGTTCGATGTAATCAAGATGTCCTTTCAAACGCTCTTGCTGCTTTCCCTTTGTTCCGTCAATCGCTTGTTGAGTCCAATTCATAAGAGAAGCAATATCTCTTTTCTGTTCCCCTCGTTGAACCTTATTAGAGAATGAAACCATATGAATATGTCTGTGTCCTAGTTTGTTAGTAGGATCTCTGTGCTGTGCAATTTCATTAGCAATATGTGCAACAGCAGGATCGGATAGAATGTGTCGTGCTGATTCTATCTGTCCTGTGATGTGTTGACTCTCTTCTGGTGTCATATTGAACTTCTTGTCAGACAGACCCAGTTTTGGGAAATGTGCCCCACTTGTTTCTAAAAAGGAAACATCTGGATTGGCAGCAATTCTCTTTCCTGTTTTAGTGTCCATATGAGTATGAACAGCAATCCCATGAGTCATATTCGCTCTTGGTTTTTTATATGCGATTATATTACCTTTGAAGGTCGTTGGATTATCATCGTTTGGTACAAGAACATCACCTTGGTATGAAGAGTTGTGTCCAACATTTGGATGTTGTGCTGCTTGAAAACCATAATGAAATGGTTCCTGAAGATGAGTTTTACCTGTTTCGTTGATATGATTGTCTATATCTGCTACTGAGGTGAGTTCGGGGGAACCAGATCCCTTATACTTAACAAAAGGAACTCCGTCTCGTTTACCAAAGACAATGGATACTTTACCGTCCGCTTTATATGAAAGGTTGTGTCCTTCGACCTTTTGTCCAGATAGCATCTTATGATTAGCATCTAGGTGAGTGAGGGCTCTATGTGGATCTCCAGTATACAGCAATTCCCCGATATGAGGGAGATGGTTGACTGTCTCCAATTTCTCATCTTCTTCTTTTAGAAATTTTGTAAATGGTTTGTATATCATGTTTAGTTCAGAAGAGTTACCGTTACATCATTCAAAGTAAAAGCAGCAGTTGAACTATTAGTCAAACTTATTAGTTGTCTTCCAGCAATAGGAACAATAATAAGTTTACCTAATACGCCTACTCGCATCACTGTAACAGTGTATGTTTTTGTGATACCCTTTGTATCAATATATGTAATATTTACGATTCCCAAAGCATAGGCATCACAGTTTAATATTATTGCTTTAAATTCACGATTTGGTATTGCTACCGAAGCATCAAACTGCGAAAATCCAGAATATGAAGCTGGTTTTGATGTTTTCATTTTAAATTACCGCATATACTTTTGCAGTACCAGTACCGGTAGTACAGGTAATATCTTTTCCTGCAATTGGAATAAATAATGTTTGATTTGCGATATTGAAAAATGTTACTCCGCTTGTCACAACACCCGCTAAAGATGTAATAGTAAATACCTTCGCTCCGGCTACTGAGTCTGAAATTATAATACCACGGAACGCTTTGCCTAAAGCCGGATTACCAGAGGTTCCAGCAGTTACTGCATATATCTCAGAATACGCTGACGGATCAGATGCTTTCATTTAAATCTCCTTTAATTTCTATCCAACGGCTCCATGCCTTATTAGTATTTGTATTTATGCCTGTAATATGAATAAAGTCTCGGGTGGGTTCCTTTGGTTCCTTTAATAACTTCATATTTGCTTCTTTGGGGGTTCTGTTTGCCTTTTTAGTATTACACTTCTTACAAGAAGTAACCAGATTTTTCCATGTGTTCTTCCCTCCCCTACTTCGGGGAATAAGATGATCTATGGTATATTCACTGTTGCCAAGAACCTTTTCACAATACTGGCAAGTAAACTTGTCTCGTCTCAATATATTCCTACGGTTAATATGACAGTTTTTGTAGGGGATATTAACATACTCAACTAACACAATTGCTGTTGGTAACTTATAGATTCCACCAGAAGTGCGGATTTCATGATATTCTTCATAATTAAATGGTTTTTCCGCTTTACCCGAAAAGAGTAAAGTAACCGCTTTATACCAATCAATTACCTTAATTACTTCTTCTGATGCGTTTAGCAACAGAACCTGACGATCCTCTTTTTCACAACATATCGAGGTCTTGTGGCTCATCCTGCATCTCCTTCTTAAAGTGGGTATCACCGAAATCTTGTCCGAAATCTGGTAAATTTATATCCCCCACCTTTGGTTCCATTTCAAAAAATTTAGACATATTATCCATATTAGACATTGCCCATTTAAACGAATCTTTCGTATACTTCTTTGTCATACTGGACACACCCTGAGTGTTATCGAATACTTCTTCTCCTGCTTGCTCATTCAACATCTTACTTATGGTAAAATGAATACCTTCCATCTGTGTATCTGGAAGTTCTTCCATGATCATGCGCAATACTGTAGAGAATGTGTATGGAAGTTCTTCGTCCATTCGCTTGCGTACACTCTTATCTAGTGCATCTCCCTCAAGTCCAGCATCCATTGCTCGTTTGGTATAAATTGGTTTTTGCTTCTTCTTGAGTGAAGCAACCGAATTAGACTTCCAACGAACCATACTCTTTATTGCCTTGTTTGATGCAAGACCATACATTGTCTTACGGGAGATAGGAACAATCTTTGGGCCTGCTTGTGTGTCTGTTGTTGACAGAGACAGAAAGTGTGTTGCGATTTCTTTTGAACCAGGCTCAAACTTTCCATCTCCCGATGCAGCGATATACGCCATCTCACCAATCAATTCAGGAACATTGTCAGTCAACGACGAAAATGCTGCATTGATTTGTTCTAGGAGAGGTGTAGCAGAATCTATTACTTCTTGTGTTTTCTTTAGATTTGAATCAGCACTATCTCTGTATATACCGCCTGCTTGATACATTCCAACCTGTCCTTTAAATGTTTTTCCTTCAACAAAGGTTTTGATCAGATCACGGATCTGTCCAACAGCACCTGTTACTCCCTCTGCTTTTTGTGTCGCAGACTCTTCGTCCATTCCTTGGTTCATATATGTCTGTATTAGAGCCTTCGGATCATCGAAGGTGTATCCTTGTTGAGTTAGATTACTAAGAGCAGTTTCTAGTGTTGCTCTCGTTTCTTGATCTCTACCTGACATCAGTTGTGATTCGCCCTTTTTCATAGAGAATGTGATGGTGTTTGTACATCCACCTTCTTCTACTTCTCTCATAGAGCATCGTTTAAACATTCCAGTTTCGTCTTCGTAACGAACAAAGTTTCCTTCTGCCAAGGATGCGATGATATCTGTCTTTGTTGTCTTTGCTACACCAACATGTGATCCATATTCTTTCCAATTGTCGGTTAGTTTTCCTTTTGTTCTACCAAGATGCTTAAACTGTGCGCCTTTCATAAATGGATATTTCTCAAACAATGCTGCTGCTTGAATATCAAAGTATGTCTTTTGAACTTTATTGAATCTCGTATCCGATCTTTGCTTACTAGCAGAAGATAAGTGTGATTCACCTGTCAATCGTTCTATAGCAGAGATAAGACCTGCTTCAGCATCCTCCGAATAGATATTGCGAATGGTCTTTGGATCCATTGCTTGCTTTTGCATTTCTTGTTGTGCAAGTAATCTTGCGCGTTCGTCATGATCTTCTTGTGGTTGGATTATACCATAGTCTTCTGCGAATTGCTGCTTAATCAATTGTTCCCATAGATCAAGATCATCAGGATCCAACCCTAGCATATCATTATCAACATTCGATTCCATTTGTTGACGAGCAGAAGAGACATAAGTGTCCACCATATCATAATTAAGTTCTGTTCGTTGAACACCGTTGTTCATAGCAATTTCATCTGCCATGTTGCGGATTTGTTCCTTAAACAACGCCTTATTGGTAGCAGTCTCTTGCTCTCCCATATTTCCCACTTTATTATCAATGAGATCTATCATTGCCATAGCATCTCTTTGAGAAGATTGTATCTGCTCAACAGAAACTGGTGCTGCTGGGGTGGCGTACTCTGGGGGGGCTTCTTGCTCTTCTCCTCCTTCTTCTTGAGGAGCAGCTTGTTGCTCTTGTCCTTGTTGATCTGCTTCGTATGGAACCATCGTTGGAGATAGTGGTTCTTTTACTGGTGCATTCTCACCAGATTGATATTGAGCAATAATTCCTGGCGCAATCGCCATAAATCTGGAAATATATTGACTAACTTGATCCTTTACTTCTCCATATCCTGCATCACTATTTTGTAGTTGTGTCTGCCATTCATTGAATCCTTTTTTGAATGCAGATACATCTAATTGTTGTAATGGAATACCATTTTGTTCAGAGAAGCGAACAATTCTATCATGCACCCATCGTGTAAACTCTGTGTCGTCTAATGTCAATGCTCTAAGCATCGTATTGCGTTTACGCCCAAGTGCTTGTGCAGAGTATTGATCGATTGCTTCATTTAGAGTTGATTGTAAGTCGAAGAACGATTTCATAGGTTATACCTGTCCTTTAAATATTTTGATCTGACGCTATTCTTGATACCGGGGGTTTCACAAACCTTTTGCATTGCATCTTTGAATCCGCCCTTTGCCTTATGAATATCCATACTTAAGTCTACACCAACACTAGGACAGCTAAGAACAACTTGTTTTACTTCTTTTTTACCACAAGCACTACATGGTTTTTTGGTTGGTTTTTTACGATCTGCTATTTTTAAAAAATCTTCAAACGCATGATCACATGATTCACATTTGTACTCATATGTTGGCATATTAACTCTTCTTTCGGTTTCCTGTCTTATACTTCTGATGGGACATATTAGCTACTGATTTGGTTGGTAAATCATTTCCTGCGCCAACACTAGTATCCAATGGATTGAAGGTGATCTTTTCTACCTTCTTACCCGTCCCCTTCTTTGCTTCTTGTAACTTCATTGAAGCGTACATAGCAATCTCTTGGAATTGTGCAGCGGTTGTGTGTTTAGGTAGTTGAGATTTTACTGTGTTGAACAGTTTATTGAATTGTTGTGAGTATATTATATCATTCATAGGAGTCTCCTGCAAGTATTTATTAAATGAAAAAGGAGCGATTCCTCACTCCTTCTCCTATTATAGAATATGTCAGTTATTTACTTTTTAAGTAGTGCTGCTGATAATTTAGCTGCATCGGCAGGAGGAATTCTTTGTCCCTTTGCTGCTCTCTTTTCCAATGCTGCAAGTCTAGATGAGGACATTCCAGCAGTACCAGCAACTGTTCCTATCATACTACTCTGTCCACCAGCTCTTTTTAATCTATTTTGCTGTGATAGTCTGCCGGCATTTCTTAACTCACTAGATGCGTTCAATTCAATCAATTCCACGAAGAATTCTTTATATGACTTGCGCTGTACCGATTCGAATGTGCTGGTGTGTCCAGAACCAGGCCCCAATCTTGTAGACAACCAAGTTGGTGGTTTCTGAGGACCAAGAACACCTGTGTTTGCCCGTAATACCTGATCGTGAGTCATCTCTCCTGATCTCAGATATTCAAAGTTCGCGTCTATTGCTGCTTTCTGTGCATCAGTCGCATCATCTGCTCGTCTACCTGTCCATACTTTTGATTGTATCTTTCTTGGAAGACTGCCTCGTCTGTTTGATACATTAGTAAATGATTGCTGTGCTAACGGATATGTTCCGCGCATACCAGTGCGACTAGAGCTTGGTGAACCGCCCAATACATCCGAAGTTTCTGGAGAGGTTCCTGCTATTGAATATCTTCCAAGAGCATTTCCTATTGCATGGGTGTCTATGGTGACATCTCCCATAGGGGAATTGGGTTGCGCGATATTGTTATAAAAACTACGAACCTTGTGTTGTTTACCCAGTGCTGCACTTATAGATGGCATATGGCCATTAGATTCAAGTGCCCTTACCGCTTTTGCAATACCACTAAATGATGCCCATGAAGTGTCTTTTCGTTTACTGCCAATTATTTTGCCAGTAACATGTTCACCAAATTCTCCTTCTGGAGTAATATCTCTGTGATGTCTTGCATGGTGTGCCTCATCGTATGTTCTAATCCATGCTGCTTTGTGTAATGGATTATTCAATTCACCATAAGTTTTACCTCTGATATTAGATAATATAGCTCGATGAGTAGTAGATTCATCATCAAATACTTTGGATGTGATTTTCTCCATCTGTGGAGTCCATCTAGTATTTTGGTGTTGTGTATGTACCTTTAATATTCTTTCTGCCAGAGAAACATTCTGGTTCCAATCTTTTTGTGGCGACTGAACAGCAATAACAGCTGCGGCAACATGGTGAGGAACATTAAATTTCTTTGCGAAGTCTCCTGCAATCTTGTGCGCACCATCATACCATTGTTCACTTCTTTCGCCCAACTCATGAATACTATCTGTTCTGTCTGCTGCCCATTCGATATTCTTTTCCATACCTTGTCCAACAGCATGAATGAACTCATGAGGATCCTGTATCTTCTGCATGTCCGGACTTACATTCGAATATGTTGGAGTGATAATCCGTCCCTTTTTCTCACTATCCTTGATTCTGATTGGTGACCTAATTTTATCAGCTAAAGAAACTAATACTTTATGTTCTTCTGGTTCGTGCATTAAAGATTGATCAACAGATAAACTATCTGGACCTGTTAATGTGTTTGGATCAGGCCCGATTTGTGGAGCAGGCTTGCCCCTTTTTTTTCTTCCCATGAAGGAAGGTAAACGAGTAGATACTTGAGTAGGATTTATTACAGGATCAAACTGGTTTGCTTCGTTTACCATTTCACAAAAGAATTCTTTGTATGATTTCTTAAGATCAACAGAATCTCCCCATGTACCTCTAACACCATCAGTCTTACGGCGTGTCTCGATTGTTGTATCTTTAGGAAATGTTCTTCTCATCGATTGGAATACAGAACCATATGACATTGGAGCTGTGTTAGGAGTTGCATTAGCTTTGTCCTGATCCATCTGCATTTGGGATTTCTTTAGTTGTATGCCTGCTAGGTGTGCTTTTACTTCTTTAAGTCCCTTAAATGTTTTATTGGTTTCTTCACCATAGTCTTGAAGTCCTCTATGTCCAATACTAACATCTACCTGTGTGTTATCTCCGATATGGGGAAGCATATGTTCTAATGCTTTATTCATATGCTCATGTGTTGCAACATCAAACCGTATTCCGTAACCAGCAGAAGCACTATTATATCCACGGGCAAATCCCTTAGACATAACATGATGTTCTAAATCAAAATCAACATCACTCACACCACTCTCAATGTGCTGGATACTGTTAAGAGTATGTTGTTCCATTTCTCGCGAATTATTAAATCCATACATCTCTGGATTGCGCACAACATGCTGTATATGATATGATGCAGTTCGTCCATCTCTATCCACATCAATACCTTTGCCTGTGTGTAAGTTCAACCAGAAATGACTAGGAAGTTTATTTGATGGTTTGGCTGGTTCTGGTGTAGTTGGTTCTGAGTTTGGTGATTTTAACCAAACATATGGTTTGATTGGTTGTGAGATTGGTTCTGAGTTTGGTGTTTCCATTGTTTGATCCTTGTTTACCATTTCACGAAAGAATTCTTTATATGATTTCTTAAAATCAACAGAATCTCCTATTATACCTCTAATTTTTTCCACCCTACCAATCCGTAGGGTACGGGGTTCGTTGGGAAAATATTTGTTAACAGATGCTAGTGTTGTATAGTAATCTGAGCTGTCTGATTGTGGAACAGCGCCAGGATTTTCTCGTTGCTTCTTAATTTCTGCTGCTCTATTGGATGCTGCTGCGTTATCCGCAAGTGATTTAGCTGCAGCTGCCTCTGCTTCATTCTTAGCATCCACTCCTGCTATATGTGCCTTTACGGCAGCATGGCCTCTAAAAAAGTGAGTTGTATAGTCACCCCCGTGTCCCACAGATACATTTATGTCTGTATTATCCTTTATATGAGGAAGAAAATGATTAAGTGCTTGGTGCATATGTTCTGGTGTATGAACATCAAAATTTATACTACCCGGATAAGAGTCAAGTCCTCTATCATCAAAGGTGCTGCCTCCTTTATTATGGTATCCTCTCACAAATCCTTTCTTCATGACCGCGCTTTCTAGTTTACGATCAGTAGACCAGTAACCACTCTCAAGATCCTCGATTTTATGATGCGCAAGTGCTTCCATTTCACTACTGTCTTTGAACCCATATTGTTCAGGATTTCTTACCACATGTTGAATGTGATATGATGCACCATCATCAACATCAATGGATTTGCCTTTGTTTAAGTCAAACCAAAAATGCTGATGTAATTTTGGTGTAGTTTCAGATGTTGCTTGAGGTTTTGGTGAGTCAGGATTTGGAAAGTTCATTGTGATATGCCTACTTTATTTAGTTACTAGTGTCTTTGCTTGATCGTAGTTAATGTTATAACTTTTCCCACCATTTCCATCTTTACCATATTCATATGCATGAGCAAGAATAGAATAGCCTGGTGTTAATGTTTTATTTTGGACTAATTTTTTTATTCCATTGCTGATATGCTTGATCGAGTTACCACCAATATAGTATGTTTTTTCTTCTGCTTTATGGTTTACTCGCAACCATCCTCTATCGTGCATACCATGAACAACTTCGTCTGACCAATCTTCAAAATCATAATGTTTGATAGAAGATAATTCTGTGGACGGATCTCTTGGTGAGTCTCTATCTGTGTAGAACTCATGAAGATCTTTGTGTGTTAATCCAAACTTATGTGGATTGATTGCTACTTCTCTTGTGTGATAGACGGAATCGGGTTCTACTGGAACAAGTTTGTCTGTGTCTGGATGATACCATGCTTTTCCAGCAACATCCGCTTCTTTATTGTTCTGTCTCGTCATAGATGCATCAGGAATCTTCTCATTTTCAGTTGGTTCTTTTTTAGAACCACCAAACAATTTCTTAAAATGTGTTAAAATATTTAAATTAGTTTTCATTTCATTTTTCCATGAAAGTCATCAATGTCGGGTTCTATGTGTTTGCAACCCTTATATCCTTGAAGAACAATATAGTCCTTATAGATATCCTCTTGATTCTTATCCGCTCTTAGAGTCGCTCTATCCAATTCAACCTTTGTCAATAGTAATTCATACACATACCCATCACGGGTAATA